CCATTTCGCAGCCTTTTCTTCCACTACAGACGCACGCCAGCCCTTCCGGTATCTGCCAGTTCTGCCGTCGGGAGATGTGGTCACCAGTTCTTTCCGGACTGCCTTTGCCGTCTGTGTGACAGCATCTTTCATGGCGTCCTCCGCCAGCTCCACATACTCCTCCAGCCCGTCCATCACCGCCGCTGCCAGATCGTCAATATCCACATTGCTCATCACATTCCACCAGCCTTTCCTGCTGCGACACCGCCGTGATCTGCACCAGATCGCCGCTGGTGTAGTACGGCATCACACCGGTAATGTTGTAGATCTCGCCGCCGAACAGGATCCGGTGGCGGTTGCTGCACAGTGCCGCTGTCGTGGCACTTTTCAGCACGATCGCTTTCATCGTCTGCCGCATGGACGTAACACCCGCCTCTGTTCCCTCCGTGGATGCAGTAATTGTCACGTTTGCCCACAGCTCCAAAAAATCCGTCCATGCACTGGTATGGTTGCCGATGCGGTCTGTCACCGTTTCATTCTGCTGCACGGCGATACGCTGGTTTCTCTCTGCAATCGATACTGCCATCAGATCACTCCCTCCCGCTGTGCAAACAGCATTGCCCGCAGCGTCAGCAGCAGGGCGTTGTGGTCGGCGTTCTCCCGGTGGGTATACAGATAGGCAACGGCGTACAGCGTGGCAGTGTGACAGGTCTCCTCCTGCTCATACTGCTCTGCCGACACCCTGCCCACGTCCTGCACCGTCTGCTTTGCAGTCAGCAGCAGGGACTGGATCAGCTCGTCGTCCTCGGAATGCTCCACACGGAGATAGTTCTTTGCCTCCTCCAGCGTCACCATACAGCACCTCCGTCACTTCACTGCCAGCAGCTTTACCGCCTCGGGCAGGATCAGCTTGCCGTCCACACGCTTGGATGCCAGGAAGCCCACCTGTCCGGTCATGGAAAACAACTCGTCCAGACGCTTGAAGGTGATGCCCTGCCGGTCGCCGATCCAGTAGTATCTGAAATCACCGAAGGCAATGCCGGTCTTGCCGGATGCCAGAACCGGAATATAGCTGGAAGTCACATACGGACGGTTCATGATCATGTCCGGCACACCGGCAACCACAGACGGCTGCCAGATGTACTGTCCCGTGGTGTCCTTCACCTTGCGGAGCGCCTTGATAGTGGCGTCATTCATCGCCCATGTACCATTCTTGCGGTACGGGCTTTTCAAGCTGTGGTACAGCTCCAGCATATCGTCAAAAGTCACGGATGCAGATGCAGCAGTCACGCCGGTTTCTGCACCGTCGGTGGCGTTAAAGATACCGGTCGGCTTACTCTTGCCATCACCAACCCAGAATGCCTCTTCTTCCTTGGTGCCCAGTCTGCGGCCGAACTCCTTGGAGATGTACGCTTCCAGATCAAAGGCAGCATCATTGAGCAGCTCTGTGGAAACTTTCAGCGCTGTGCCCACCTTGTACGCGCCCAGAGACTTCTGACCGAAGGTATCGTCTGACAACGGGAAAGTACCTTCCTCGTCAATCCACGATGCCTCTCCCTTGTCGCTGACAATAGGGATTTTCCGATCACCGGAAGCGGTGGTAATCACCGTTGCCAGTGTACGGAACACATTTTCATCCTCCAATGCCTCGATCAGCTGACGCTCAAACTCGTTCGGCACCAGATAGCCGCCCTCAGAATCCGTTCCCACCTGCAATACGTTCTGCACCGCAGCGGTATAGTGCTTGTTCCGGATCGCATCCCAGAACGCCTGCTTGTACGATGCGGACGCAGTGCCGGTACCGGCAGCTTTGCCGCTGTGAGGCTCTCCCAGAATGGGATTGCCGGCAGCGTTCATGGCAGCTTCCATTTCGTTGGCACGTTCCAGACGGGCAATATCACTGCCCAGATCGGTCAGTTCCTTTTCCATGGCTTCATACTTAGCTGCGTCCGCCTCGCTCATTCTGCCGTTGTGGGTCTTGGAATCCAGAAATGTTCTGGCGGTGTCCCACTTTGCAGCACGCTCCTGCCGGAGTGCTGTCAGACGCTGCAATCTTTCTGTCATAGTCATTCGCTTTTCCTCCTTACGGTTTTAGCAGATTCAGCCTTGCACGCAGCTGTGCCGCATCCACAGTCTTGTTGGATTGTCCCAGCTTTGCCAGGAAAGACTGCATCATTCGTTTCTGAGAATACGCCTGTGCAGGCTGTTCTTTCTTTTTGTCCGGATCCTCTTCTTCCGGTTTCTCCGGGTCTTCCTCTGGTTCCTCGTTTGGTTCGTCAGGGGTTTCTTCCGGATTCTCTTCGGGTTCATCCTCTTCGGGATCTTTCTCTTCCTCCGGCTTTTTGTCCGGATCTTCCTCTGCGAACAGGATGCCGTCCACGAATCCCAGCCGCATTGCCTCATTGGCATTCAGCCACGTTTCCGCATCCATCATCTTTGCAAGACGATTTCGGGAAAGTCCGGTTTTTGCCACATAAGCATTCAGGATGGATTCCTTGACTTCCTCCAGGACAGTGATTGCCTGCTCCATGTCCTTTTTCTCACCGGCTGCCATGGTGGACGGATTGTGGATCATCAGCATGCCCACCGGGCTAATCAGAGTTGTGTCTCCTGCCATCGCCACCACCGATGCGGCAGATGCAGCAATACCGTGAATCTTTACTGTGATCTTTCCGGGATGATTCCGCAGCATAGTGTAAATCTGCGCCGCTGCGAACACATCTCCGCCTGGCGAGTTGATCCAGACAGTCACATCCCCGGTGTGCTGTTTCAGCTCCGCCTGAAATGCGGCAGGCGTGACCTCATCACCCCACCAGGTTTCACTGGCAATGGCACCGTCCAGATACAGCTCGCTCTCGCCGTCTGCATCGTTCCGCAGCCAGTTCCAAAACTTCTTCATTTGCTTTCACCTCCGTTTGCAAATGCTCCGGCATCTTGCAGCTTGGTAAAGCTGCCGTTCACCAGATACAGGTCGCCGCCTTCCTCTGCCGGAATGCGGTTCTCGTCCTCACGCTCCCGGATGTCGTTGGAAGACATCCAGCCGTTCTGCCGTGCAGTGGCATAGCCCTGCATCCGGCTGTTATAGTCGCCCCGGAGCATGCCGTCTACGTTGAACTTTGCGAAATATCGCCGTTCCTGGGGCAGGAGCAGGGAACGCTGAATCTCCTGCTCCCACCGGGTCAGCCACGGCATCAGCGTAAACTGCACAAACTCCAGGGACTGCTGCTCGATGTTGGAAAATGTGGCGTGATCCAGATCGCCGATCATGTGCAGTGGCACCCGGTACAGCCGGGCGATCTCCTCGATCTGGAACTTTCGAGTCTCCAGAAACTGCGAATCCTGGGGTGTCATGGAAATGGGCTGGTAGTCCATGCCCTCTTCCAGCACAGCGGTCTTGTGGGAGTTCCCTGCTCCGCCGTAAGCCTTTTCCCATGCGTCACGCACCTTCTGGGGATCTTTCAGCACGCCCGGATGCTTCAGCACGCCGCTGGGTGCTGCCCCGTTGGCAAAGAAGCTGGAGCCGTACTGGTCGCAGTCCAGAGCCAGACCGATGGCGTTCCGTGCCAGAGCGATGGGTGAATAGCCCACCAGCCCGTCGAACCCCATGCCGGGGATATGCAGTACGTCAAAGTCATACAGCCGGATCTCGCCCTGTTCCCTGAAATTGGGGTTCGCATCATCATAGCGGCGGGAGAGATAGACCAGCTCCCCGCCGTCCCCCCCGTCCCCCCCGCCCACGGTCCCCCCCCAGCGGATACAGCCCCAGCACCTCGCCCCGACCGTTGCGGATGATCTGGGCGTAGGCGTTGCCGTAAATGAGCAGGTGCGTCATCAGCACCTCCCGGAACGTGTACGAGGTCATTTCCGGATTGGGCTGGTCATGCAGCACCTTGTACAGCGGATGCTGCACTGCCGGCTCTTTGCCGTGCTCCGTCCGCTCGTACAGATGCAGGGGCAGCTGTGCCACGGCTTCTGCCCGCACCTTGATGCAGGCTTACCCCGCCGACTGCTGCATCGCCGTAAAGGGATTGACCTCTGCACCGCTTTTCGACCGCCCGAACCAGTAGGCGTAGGACGGGCTGTGATAGTAGTTCTTCGGCTTGTCCCGTGACCGGAACAGCCCTGTGAAAATTCCCATGTGTCATCACCTCAAAAAATCAGAAGTTCTCTTTCGTCGTACACGCTGCCCTGGGTGTCGTCCTTGTGCCGGATGCAGCGATCCAGTGCCATGACCAGTGCCACGATCCCGTCGATCTTCTCCGTGGACTTTTCCTTGTCCGGCTTGATGTTGCCGGCTGGATCACGCCTGACTACTGCATTCCCCGACATCCACCGCAGCACCGGATTGCCGCCGTGCCGGATACGCTTTTCCAGCCGCAGCCGCCTCAGTTCCCTGGGCGGCGGCGTGGATCTGCGAAAGCCCTGTCCGAACTGCACCATGGTAAAGCCCATGTCCTCTAAGTCCTGTGCCATCTGCACTGCACCCCAGCGGTCAAAGGCGATCTCCTTGATGTGAAATTTCCGTCCCAGATCGTCAATGAACTGCTCAATAAAGCCGTAGTGTACCACGTTGCCCTCGGTGGTGCAGATATAGCCCTGCTTTTCCCACACATCGTACATGACGTGATCACGCCGGACACGCAGATCCAGCGTATCCTCCGGCAGCCAGAAGTAAGGCAGCACGATGTAGGGTGCGTCCTGGCTCTCCGGCGGAAACACCAGCACAAATGCGGTGATGTCCGTGGTGGAGGACAGGTCCAGTCCGGCGTAGCACGTTCTGCCCTCCAGAGCCGCCGTGTCAACGGGCTTGCTGCCCCAGTCCCAGACGTGCTCCGGAATCCAGCCCACGGTGGAGGACACCCACATATTCAGCCGCAGCTGCTTGAAGTTGTTCTCGTCCGCCGGATTGTCCAGAGCCTGCCGGTACAGATTCCGGACACGGTCGATCTGGATGGTGTACCCCAGCGAGGGGTTCGCCTTGTACCAGTTCTTCTCATCGTTCCAGTCCGCCTCATCGGGCAAGCCGTAGACCACCGGATAGTAGGTGGGGTCTGCCTTTCTGCCTTTGAGAATGTCCATCGCCAGTTGGTGCTGCTCCCAGCACACGCTGTTCCGGTCGTTTCCGGCGGTGGTGATGGCAAAGAACAGCGGCTGCTCTCTGGCGTCGCCGGAGCCCTTGGTCATAACGTCCCAGAGCTTCCGGTTCGGCTGTGCGTGCAGCTCGTCAAACACCAGACCGGACACATTCAGCCCGTGCTTGGTGCCGACCTCTGCGGACAGCACCTGATAGAATCCGGCGTTGCTGTAGTTCACCACACGCTTGACAGAATCTATGACCTTCGACCGCTTTTCCAGTGCCGGCGACTGTGCGATCATCTGCTTTGCCACGTCGTAGACGATAGATGCCTGCTGCCGGTCTGCGGCACAGCCGTACACCTCGGCGGACGGTTCGTTGTCCCCGTACAGCAGGTACAGGGCGACCGCTGCCGCCAGTTCTGACTTGCCATTTTTCTTGGGGATCTCCACATACGCCGTGAGAAACTGCCGCTTGCCGTTTTCTTTGACGATGCCGAACACGTCCCGGATGATCTGCTCCTGCCACGGCAACAGCCAGAACCGCTTGCCTGCCCATTTTCCCTTGGTGTGCCGGAGATTTTCGATAAACGCCACGGCTCGGTCTGCCTTTTTGGCATCATAATGGGACGTGGGGAGCATGAATCCGGACGGCTCGTAGTGCACCAGACGGGGAAATTCCGCCGGACGCAGGTCGTTTTTCCCCATCATCCGTCACCGCCCAGCAGCATTTCCATGTCGTCCGCCTCGGATTCCGGTGCATTTGCCGCCACAATCCGGCTGCGGCTGGACGGTGTCAGACCAAATTCCGTGCAGAATTTCAGCATGGTTTTCAGACTTGCCTGTGCAATGGACACCCACGGGGTCTGCTGCTGATAGCCGTTGGGTGTCTCGAAGGTGCTGCCCTCTGCGGCAATGTGTGCCTTGGCATCCACCCAGTCGGCATAGGACTGGCAATAGCCGGCGAAAGCGGCACGATCCACCTGTGTGAGCAGTCCGGCTTGCTCCAGAAACGGCACAAGCCGTTTCCACTCCCGCTTTGCCTCTTTGCTCAGCCACGCCGGACACTTCGGAACAGATGCGTCCGGTTTCGGCTCGTTGGGGTTCAGCTGCCGCTTGCCCGGATTGCCCTCCAGCACCTTCAAGCTCGTGGGTTTCGGTTTTCTTCCTGCCATTTCGTGTCACCTCCTGCCGTTTTCCGCCGGATACCCCCCCCTCTTTTCATTTTGCGAACTCTCACACGGAGTTGGGCGCCGGTCTTTTCATAGCCTGCCTTGGAGAGATTTTGATACCCCCTCCCCCTAATACTCATAGGTCGGGCGGCTGTCCTCCTCGCCGGTTTTCCTGTCGTGGCAAGCCTTGCACAATGCCTGCCAGTTGCTCTCGTCCCAGAACAGCTGCTCTCTGCCTCTGTGGGGGACGATGTGGTCTACCACCTGTGCCGGTCTGCCGCACCGGACACACAGGGGATGCTGCCGCAGATACTGTCTGCTGATCCGCTGCCACCGGCTGGTGTAGCCTCTGCTCGCCGCACTCCGCACAGTTTCCTTGTGCTGCCGCCGGTGAGCGTCGCAGTACTTGCTGCCCACCGGGATCAGCACCGGACAGTCGGGGTGGCGGCACTGGGTACGCTGTTTATATGGCATCGGATCACGCTCCTTTCCGGCATACAAAAAACGCCGCAAGGAAATCCTCACGACGTTTTGCTTTTTCGTCAGTATAAGTATAGCATAGAACACGGATTACTGCAAGTGAGATTCGGTGAGATTGTGTGAGGTTTTTTCCAGCATGGCAAGCCCCTCATGAAAAATCTTTCTCGTCACACCATAGTCCCGATGCACCACCACACGGGAGATTTGCTTCAGACTGTTTCCCGTCAGCAGATGCGATTTCAGTATGATCCGCATTTCCGCTTCCTTTGCACCGCCGCCGGAAATGGCTTGGTTGATCTCCTGCAAAATCCCCAGTTTCAGCTGATCTCGTTCCTGTTCCAGCTGTCCGATCTCCTCGTCGATCTCTGCGGCACGCAGCAGCTTCTGTTCCGTGCGGTTTTCGGCAGGACCGTGTGCGGCTCCGATGCTGTCGAACTGCACCGACTTTACAGACGTGCAGATTTCTTTGTCGATCTGGAGATCTCTTATCAGCTTGGGGATATCACGATAGCGTGTGATCTTTTCTTCGATGGTCATTGCATCTCCTCCAATTCCGGCAGTCCTGCCTTCTGCCGCAGTTCATTGCACACCTGCCGCAGGTCAATGCTGTGCAGCGTCAGTGCCGCATAGTACGGCGTGAGCAGGTCACGCTCGATCGACCGGAACTGTGCCAGATCGTTGTCGCTCCGGGTTCTGGCATAGCGTTCCAGTGCAGTGCGGTACCGGTTCATCTGCCCTCGCAGGATATGCTCTGCAATGCGGACGCAGCCGGTGTCGTCCTTGCAGCTGTCAGCACTGTTCCCGTCGTCCTTCTGGAACAGCGGGCAGCTGATCACACAGTAGGTTTCGTAAACGCTGCCGCTCTGTTTCTGCTGGTGCTTTTCCGCAGTCCAGCCCTCGACCGGCACAAAGCGGCGTGACCAGCTGCATCCGGTTGACGCACTGGGTACGGCGTGCCTGCACCGCCAGCAGAGCGTGGCTTTCTTGATTTGCTTGTTTTCCATGTAGATCCACTCCTTTTGGGTTTCATGCTCGGTTATGCTCGGTCAACGCTCGGCGTGCGTTAGCGTTTCTTCCGGTTCTCCCGATACTGTTTCTGATACGCTTTTCACCGGCGTATGGCACAGGCGTTGCAGAATCTCCGGTCGCCTTTCACGCCGATCAGCAGCTTGCCGCAGGTTTCGCAGTGCTTGGTAGTCACGACTGTGTCTCCTCGTCCATTCTTGCTCCGCAGTTCGGGCAATAATCAAACGTGTCCGTCGGCATAAAAAACGCCTTTTTGCATCTACCACAGACAGCAGCCCCATTCTTGATCGTTTCACCGTCGTAACTCGTGACATCTTCTCGTGTCCA